CCAAACCCCTCAGAACCGCCGCCCAAAGTGAAGGTAGAACTTCGAACTGGCCGAAATCTCGGTTTTGCCGGATTCTGAGCGCCAGCGTTGTTGATCAGAATGACGTGGTCTAGACCGCGAGCAAGCGGATTGCTCCAGTCAACTAAAACCACGCCTTGAGGCTGACGCCTCCAGCGACGGGATAAAAACTGAGCCATTGCTCAGATCGCCACGCCCCAGACTTCGTAGGCATTAACAACATGAGCGCCTCCAGCAGAAGAAAAGTTTGCGCCAGAGTCGTTTTTGATAACTAGCTTTGTCTTCACGGGAAGCACGCCACCATATGCTGCCGCCAACGAAAAAATCTTTCTGTGAGCCACAGAGTCGGCAACCATCGGAAGCGATCCAACGAAATACATCTCAGCTTCATCGAGCGAAGAAAAGCCGGAGTCGGTTGGCTTCTTCGTGAAGTTAGTTCCGTCCAGAGACGCAATCGCAAAAATCACGGCTTGCGTATTTCCGGTGGTCACACCACCCGTGATCTGTACATCGATCAGGACATCAAGCGGATCGTTTGTTGAGTGATTCAGTTCCGCCAACTCGACATATGCGCCGTTGGCAAGGCCATTAAGGCCGGTAATTGAAAGCGTATTCCCGGCTGTCAACGCTTGTACATGAGACTTAATGTCTGCCATTTCTTTCTCTCAATTGCTAGGGAGATCGGCCCGCTTGATCAGCGCCGGTTTCTCTGTGACTTTGACGGGCTTCTCTTCGATCTGGAGCGGCTGTTCTGGATCACTGCAACCGAACAGCATCAGCCACATCGCCAGAATCCAAAGAGCAACCCACGGGTTCATCAGGCAAGCGCGGCCTGAACGTCGTGGGGGAAGACAACCGGCAAGCCCAGAACCTCTGCGCGAGACGCAGGCTGGATCGCCATGTCTTTGATGAGGTCCGCTTCTGCTTGAGTCAGCACCGCAGGAACCATCGCATCGAGCAGGCCGCGAGTATTCGGGTGGCCGACATCGATGCCGGAGTCCTGAGAGACGAACTTCATCGCCCACTTCACGGTGGAATTTGATCCGGCGACAGCTTCCAGCTTGTCGAGGATCGCAGCACCAGCAGCGCCGTGTGCAGCAAGCACGCCGCGAGCGGTCACGAATTTCTCTTTGACCATCGAGAATTCGCGCGCGTTCATCATGTCCGCCAGTACGCCTGGCGAATTGGAAAGAAAAGGCGCGTACCCGCGATTAAGCGGATCGCTTATAAGCTCTGATTTGAGAGTAGTCATAATCAGCTAATCGTAAAAATGTCGTTCGTAGCGTTTGCCCAATCGATCTTCAGCTCGCCGCCGACGATGCTGCGGTCGCTGCCCAGGTCGACGAACGCAATCGCGCGAGTCGTAACCGACTCATAGATGATTGCCCACCTGGCATTCGTGAACCCCGAGGCGTCTTGCGCAATCGTGACGATGTCAGCTCGCAGAGTCGGCACGCCGCTCTGAAGCGCGAAGGTCTTAGTCGTCAACGACGGCCCGCCGGTCGCATAGGACGTGCCGGTTGCGACCTGAGATGTCGACAAGTTTGTGGTGCCACCAGCACCCCAACGCGGGTCGGCTGTAGTGGCTACCGGGTCAATGCCCGAGTTTGCAGCAGACTTCACAAACGCGATCTTGAGCGTATCAGCGCTCAGGTCGATCAGTTTTGTGCCGAGCGCCATCAGGCCAGCTCTAAAAATAACAACGTCACCGACTGCCATTGCGTCACCTCATCATTTGACAAATGAGAACAGCGCCAGCCTTGTGAGCCGGCGCCATCCTTAGCTGCTTAGGTCGCGGAGTGCGTGTAAGCCTTGACCGCGCCGGAATCGACCAGGTTGCCGCCCATGCGCGCCCAGGCCAAGAATCCGACTTGTCCGAGCTTGGTGTAGGCCGAGTCGGTAAAGCGGAACATCTGCACGTCCATGGCGTCGCGCACTTTGTAGTAGCTGAAGTCGCCGAAGAACAGCGACTTAGCCGATGCAGCAGGCGCGGCGATGTCGTTATTCACAAACAGCGGATATCCCAGCAGCGTGTCGAAGACGACAGGAGTCGACTGGTCGGAGTAGCCGCCGCCGCTTGCAGCGCCGACGCCGCCCACGATTCCGCGCTCAAAAGACGGCACCCACAGCGGACGATTCTGCGAGTCTTTCAGCTTGCGGATGACTCGCAGCAGACCGTCGTTAGTCATGAACGCACTGCGCGCCGAGCGGTAAGCCGGGTCGACCGAGTGAATCATGTCGATGAGGTCATCGAAGATGATCGTCGTGGTCTGGCCGGTTGCGCCGGTCTTGCCTGCGCCAGCAGCGGTCGCGATGCCGTTAGGCTGACCTGACCCGGTGCCGGTAGTGAAGTGCTGATTGCCGATACGACCCAGACGCTGCGCCAGGCGATTACGGATAAACGCCTCGATGTCGATCGTCGAGTCTTGAATCAGCTCGACCGGTGCGGCGACGATCTTCGACGAATACTTAAAGACGTTGAGCGCAACAGTGCTAAAGCTAGGATCGGCAGAGGTAGCGGTCACGTTTTGCGCGATGATCTCGCCGACCTCGGCAGTGCCGTCAGAAGTCGGAAACGACAGCGGACGACCGTCTGCGGTCTTAATGTTGTCAGCAACGACGCGCACCGCACCGAAGGCTTTCATCGCGTCGTACAGAGTCGACGAGATCAGCGACGGCATAGTGAAACCGCCTTCGCTGTTTGTCGTGGTCGACATCGTGTTGCGAACAGCAGTCCACTCTGCGGCGTTCAGTGCATTGTCGCCGCCGCGCATCCACTTGTTGAAGAGCACCTTGTGCGACAGAGGCTCATGATCAGCAGCATAAAACCGCTCAATCTTGTCATCGGCCTCGGCCTTAATCGCGCGCTCTTCAGTGCCGATCCGGATGTCGAAACCATCAATCTCGTCGTACAGAGCCGTCACTTTTTCGTGAAGCGGCGCAGGCAAAGTGCCAGGGTTTTCGTCGAGGATTTGACGCGCATTTTGCACGACTGCGGCACGACGCTCCCGCAATGCTTGGATCGATGTGGACATAAGTCCCTCCAAAAAAAGACCAAAAAAAAGCCGCCCGAAGGCGGCTGAGGTATCGGTTTGGCGGAGCGCCGTTAGCCGATTCGTTCGAAGTAATCGAGCATTCGGCGCGCGTGCGCGTATGCAACCGACTCAGTCGTCGGCTCGATCACTTCAGGGTTTGGTGCCGGCGTGGCCGGCGTGTCTTGTGCGAGCACTGGCGCGCGCTTGTACGCGCTCAGGTCCCATTGATTCTTCGTAGCCGCAGCAGGCGCCGCGGCAATGCGGTCGCAAAAGCCAAGCTCAGTCGCCTCGTCGGCATCGAGCCAGGTCTCTGCCTGCATGAGCTGCAACATCTCTTCGACAGCCTTGCCGGTTTTCTTGCTGTAGTCGGCGGCGATCGTCTGGTCGATCTTGTCGAGCAGGTCTGCCATCGACAGCATGTCGTCGCTATTTCCAACGGTCATCGCCCAGGCGCAATGAATCATCATCAGCGCGCCTTCGCTCATCACGACCTCGTCAGAAGCAAGCGCGACATACGAGGCTGCAGACGCTGCCAGGCCGTCGATGTAGGTCGTGACATTCACACCGCGCGCGCGTGCGGCTTGCAGCGCGCTGACCATCGTGCGAGCCTCAAACACGTCGCCGCCTGGTGAGTTGATATGCAGCGAGATCGAGCCGGTTGCGCCAGCGATTGCGTCAACGAACTGACGCGCACCGACGCCCCACTGCGCATCGATCACGTCGTACAGGTAGACCTCGATGTCGCCGGCGCGAGAGGCATCAGCGCGCACTTCAAACAGGCGTGACGAAGCCCGCGACGCAAGTCGCGCGGATATGTTTGTGCTCATGAGTTAGTCCTGCGAAGGTTCTGGTGGCGGCGGCTCAGGCGTCGCGCCTGGCGGCTCGGCCGCTTTCATCGGGTCGGTGACCAGTTGATCGCCACCATCAACAGGCGGCAGGTTTTCGAGCTTGCGCACCTCGTTGACCGTGAGCCATGCAGGCTCGCCTGCGCGCCCGAGCGCGACGCGGTAGCCTTCCATGCGCGTTTTGAAGTCGCCGCGCTCTAGGCCCGTCACGTCAAACGCGCAGAACCGCGCAGCGGTACGGAACACCTTTCGGTTGATCTCTTGCTCGATCTTGCGCAGGTGACGCTGCAGCGTGAATTTTGAGAACCCGAGCGACATCTGCTCGATGCCAGTCCCCCACGCGGTCGTGCCTTCCATGTGCCCGACCATGTGAGGCGGCACACCGAAAACGCGACAGATTTCATTGACAGTGAACTTGCGTGTCTCAAGCAATTGCGCATCGTGCGACGACAGCGTCACCGGCTTGACCTTCAGCCCGCCAGTCAGCACCGCCGGCTTCCAGGCTTTCGACGCGCCCGCGTAGAGTTGCTCCCACTGATCACGCAGTTGCGCGATCTGCTGCGCGTCCATCTTTGTATCCGACTCAAGCACAAAGTCGGGTCGTGCAGAGTTTGCAAAGAATGACGAAGTGAACTTGTCCGCGGCTTTCGCGGTATTGCCCGCCAGCATCAGCGACGACGTGACCTGCGACAGACCGCGCAAGCCGTTAAAGCCTGGGCCTGGCACATGCAGGATGTCGTCCTGGTCAAGCTCGATCGGAGGGATCGCGCCCGACATCTCGACCATCTGATGCCCTGCGGTCGGCTGCATGAGCTGCGACGGCTGCGGCGTGACGCGGTAGCGCAGACGGTCGCCGCTGCGCCAAACGTAGACGGTCGCAGGATGCAGCGGCTCAAAGCCGGTGATCACTGGCGACAGGCGGCTTGCGCGATGAATGCGCCAAAATGAATCGCCACGCAGTAGCAGCGACTGCATTGAGTATTCCCAAGCC